TGTCTTAACATATCTTGCACCTGAAAACCGTCTTTTGTGGTACTATAGTGTTCACCATAAGTACCTTTTATGTAATCGCTTATTTCTTTTACTATTTTATCTTCATTATATTTCATTATATACTCCTTGCATAATCATATGCTGTTTCTTCGGCTTCATCATCATTTGACACAAACTCTTGTGATTGTAGATAATCGCCTTTATCGTTTCTGTCATCAAAGTAAACTTCATAAAGATTGTCGCCATTAGCGCCGTCTTCAAGTTTTCTCCAATAACCAATTTTGTTATCATTTTCATCAAAGATATCTTTATCTTCTTCTACTATTTCCACCATTCGTTCTCCTGTTCTATTGCTATATCAACATTTGATTTTTCTTTTTCAGTTAAGTTGTCCTCAATTTGATTGAAATAACACCAGTAAGTACCATTGTCGCCTGTGTATGTAATAGCGCCAGTATATCCTAAACTTGTATCATAAGTTTTTGCATTTAAAGCTGAATCATTTTCAGCCGCTATATCAGTTGCTTCAGTAGCAATACCGATATTAATTATTTCACCACTTCTACCGTGGTTTGCTGTGATTGTATCACCTATATTAATTATCATTAGTGTATCCTCCGTATTGTTTATTTAAATTCTTATATTGGTATTTTTCTGTAAAATCTGGCATAAAATCGTGTTTAAAAAATTGTCTAGTATTGTATAGTTGACCATAATCATTAAATAATGCATTGTCTCTATATGCAATGTCACCAAACTCATCTTCATATGTTCTATAATACTCTGAACCGTGTATAATGTCAACTCCAGAATTGCCTGTTGCATTAGAAGCTGTTTCTGTGTATCTATCATCACAATATTTTTTAATCTTGTTCTTTAGAGTCTCTGAATTTAATCTCCTTAATTGAGATAAAGGTACATTTCTAAAGATAGTATGGTGAATTTTAAACCATTCAATATCTTCAGGATCCTGGTATTCTCTCCAGTATGTTAAATGTATAGTTCCTTGTTTACTCATTAGGCAGTCTCTAATTCCATATCAATTACTTCATCAACATTGTTTTCATCAATACCGACAAGGTCAAGATTATCAACAACCATAATTTTTGCTTTAGCAGCTTCTTTTGTGATTGCATTGTTTTTAAGTTCTAGTAAGATAGCGTCAACAGCTTTCTCAGCTAAATCCCAATAATAGTTTTTTACTTTAGACATAGTGTTTTTCTCCTTTGTTAGTTATTATTATATCAAAAATTTGTAGTAGAGTCAAGTAGTTTCTTTTCTTGGCGTCTTCTATTCTTTCTTTTAGTGTTTTTTTCTTTATCATATACACATATAATACACTATCCACCATAGAAAGCAAGCACTTTTTTCGCTTTTTGGCGCTTTTTTTGAAGTTTTTTTTGAGACCAGGTAAGGGTTTTAGAGGTGCGTCAAAACGCACAGCTAGGAAAGTTCTATTTCCATGCGCTTTTTACCCATTCCTGCGTAGATTCATGAGGATTTGGCTGTCCGTGAAACACGGAAACCCACGATTCGCCATTGTGTTCGTAGGTCATGGCACTTCTGGAGTATCTGGTACCACTTCGGTCATACCATTTGTATGATTGTGTCCATGAATCAGGAAATGAATCACATCCAGGTTCTTTCTTAATAAAGTCTGAAATAAGGTTTTGGTCACCAGGAAACCGTCTTAATAGATTACTCTTATCTTTACTGAACCTTCGCCAAAGTTTGTCATGCCAATGACTTTGGTCAAACCTCATTATACTAGAATTCCATTGTTTTGTTACAGGATTAAAGTCATTCATACCTACAAACTTAGCTTCTGGTTTATATGTAAAAAAATCATCTATGTTATGCGTAATTACTACATCTAAATCCATGTATAAAGTGGTGCCTGGTAATTGTACATCTGGATGAAACAATTGCATTTTATTCCACCAACCATCTAAATCATGTTCGGGAAATTGTTTAACATATAATCTACCACCCTCTACCATCTTTTGCATTTTTACATGGTCGGTAAATACATAGAAGTTTATTAAATGTGTGGTGTTTCTAGTCACCATGTTATAGAGTTTTTGAACATACTCTACATCATACTTATTTCCATAACAAACACAAGCAAAGTTGTACATCACATTCCTAACCAATTAAATACAGCTCTTAAACTTAAAAACATATACATCAATTCCATAATCATTCTTGGCCAATCTTTATCTTTATAACCAAACCATACCCACATTACACAGGCTGCGACACTTAATGACCACCCTACCCATTGAGTAGATATATTAGCACTTGATAAAATTGCAACACTAGTTACAGCAAGTATTAATCCAAACCATCTAAATTTGTTCTTGAAGAATCTCATAGGCAATACCATCTTCAATCTCCTTTATTGTAAACTGGTTGTAAGACAACATTTTAATCCATCTATTTATTTTATCACCATCAGGTTTAAAAGGATAATTTAATGTCTTGTAGCTTATATCTCTGTTACTAACACCAGCAGCTACATTTCTACTATGTGTAATACATGGTACGCCGTTGATTATTGCGTCAACAGCCGCTAATGACATATTAGTTACTAAACAATGAGCTTCTTTTAAATCATCTTTTATATCTGTATTCCACCATTCATTTCCTGGTCTAGGTTTATTTCTTAATTTTATTGGTAAGTCTGTACAATTTTTTATTTCATCTGTAGTCTGTTTTATCCACTCTTCCTGTGATATACCATTGATATGTGATGTTACAGTAGGAGATGAAGGACAAACAAGTATATGTTCACCAGATTGCCAACCTTTAAACTCTGTATTCATTCTCTTATCGTCATGTTCTTTAAATGATGTGGTGTGAATACCACCTTTACATATTCTAAAATAAGTTTTATCGTAATCGTTTATAATAGGTTCAGGATATCTTGTAATTTGTTCAGTTATATAACCGTTATCTACATACCACCATTCTTCTCCTCTAGCAATACAATTTTGTATCTCTGGTATATTTTTACCTGCTAAACCCCAAAAGAAATGTATTGGTTTCATAGGTGTATCTTTCCAACCTTTTTCTATGGCAGGCATAAGTTGATGTGATAAACATTTGTCCCATGGTAAAGTGTGTGTAATTATCATCTGGCACCTATCAAGTCATTATTAACTTTTATTACATTCTTTAATATCTCACTATCTAGCCAATTAGCAAATGCTTCCATATCTTTAGGAAAACAACTACCATCATAACCTAGTTTGTTTGCTTTCATATGACTAGGACCTATATTCTCAAATTCTGATAATGTATTAATTATATTGTGATAATTAAATGATGAATCTAACTTACTATAGATTTCATGGAAAACAGCCACTTTAGTTGCAAGAAAACAATTGTAAACATATTTGACTACGCTAGCGTCTTTTCTATTCATAATCATATTGTTTCTATCTTCTACTTCAAGTCTATTAATCCACCAATCTATGTGACTTCTATCGCCACCCCATATAACATTACGATTGTTTTGATAATCTTTCTCGGCATGTGCCTCTCTTAAAAATTCAGGAGAATAAACAACATTCTTACCATACTTGTCTAATAAATTTGGTAAGACGGTACTTTTAATTAATATTCTAGTATCACCTAATCTATCAATAGTCTTTTCTATTAAACTATCATCTTGTTTACCATTTACTGTTGGTGTTGGCAAACAAATAATAGCACCATCAAACATAAAATCTTCTATTTTGTTTTCATTTAGTTTCGGGTCAATCTTAATTACATTTTTTAAATTATTTGCAATTGTATTTCCTACATGACCACAACCTATAACTAATATCATTTTAAATCTACCTTTATTGTATCGTAATATATTTCAAACCACTCATCAGCATAATCACTTCTAGCATATTCTTCAAAGTAAGGACCACCTAAAGTCCAATGTACATTCTTTGCGTCTTTATTATATTCATATTCACCTACTAACCAATTCCACTCTAATGGTATTTCACCAATCATATGGTCTCTTTCAAGCCATTTGAATTGATGTAGTTCTAAACCTGTTGCATTGTTAACATAGTCCGGTGTTAAGGCTGTGCATTGTGAATTATGAAACATCATCATACTAGACCAGTTTTTCTTTTCAAACTTTTCGTTTTTAGCACCTCTAAATTTTAAACCTTGTTTTGGTTCATAATCATGTTGACAACACATAACTTTACTATTAAAAGTTCTCAATCCCCATAGTTCAGCAATATCACCTCTAAACATCATATCACAATCCATAAAGATTGACCAACCTCTGTAGCCTCTCAACCACGGTACCATAAATCTACTAAAAGCAAACTCTGTTGATTGATTAGGTTGTTTCTCTCTTTTAAAATCTGGTAAGTTACTTAAACACAATGGTGTAATAGATACAGGTTCACTAGAATTTCGTCTAATACTTTCTGATAATATATGATATGCAATCTTCTCGCCCTCATCATAACCTATAAAAATATCTATCATATTCTTGCCTCCGGACTACGACCTTTTAGTTTTCTATTGCCTTTGGTGTGGTCGTAAACAACACCTAATATAGACCTAGCTTGTACATGACCTGGTTTACCATCGCCAATATTATGATTTCTTGTACCTCTGTTTTCAAATTCTTTTCTGACATAATCCCAAATGTAACTATCGTGTTGTTCTTTTAGATTATAAATGCCATCTGTATCGTACAATGATTTCATTCTATTTGCATAAGATTTAGTATCAGTATGATTTAAATTAAAATATAAAAAACCACATTCACTATAATGATTACCTCTACCTAGATATGCCATCATACAATCATCTCTATGAATATGTTTAGCAATCCATTCTTCATCTATCTTCTTATGAAAAACACTATCAGCGTCAATACAAATTAAACCATCTACCTCTTGTGTCATAATGGCATGTGTATATGCATATACCTTATAACTAAAACGGACACCATCTGTAAGAAACGCTTTGCCTTTTACTTTGTAATCTGAATAAGGTTGTCTATGTTTATTTCTTTCTACAAATGCTTTTAAATCTGGTAGTGTATGTACATCTTCATTATAAACCACTAATTCAAATGGCCAATTATAAGTTTCTTCAAACCTATGAGCGTACTCTTTATGTAGTTTATTATTGTAAGTTGTAATTACTTTTATTTTAAGTGGTGCCATGGCTTACCTTGTCTAATTTCTTCTACTGACCATTGAGCATATGCTAGGTCATATAATAGTTGCGTTCTTTCACCAAGTTTAGGATTTTCAATCTCTGATAATTGATGACTAGATATAGGCCATACAAAATTACATTCATTACATGGTATTACAGGCACACCAGCTAATATAGAATCAATAGTAGAACCACTAGTATATGATACGGTGCAATGTGCATTTTTTAAATCGTCATTGATTGTACCCTCGTTACTATAAGATACATTCCACCACTTGTAAGTCTCTACCATATTTTTCATTTGGTTTTTGTTTTCTGGATGGTCTCTAAAAACTATAGGTCTATCTGTATATCTTCTTAAATGTTGAATAGTATTTTTTACCCACAATTCAAAATCAAGACCAAATAACGAGGCGTCATACATATTTTGACCAACTATTAATACATGGTCGCCTTTCTTTCTCCATGGTTTGATTGTTAAACCTAGTTCTTTAAATCTATCTGACGGACTATTTTCATTTTTAAAATCTGCTAGACCTCTCATAAAATGGTTTAAGCCAACTCTATGATACTCGTGGTTATCTGTAATAGTTCTACCTAATAATGGTGTTTCAATTACTACTAATGGTTTATTTCTATGATTTTGTACAATACTATTTTTTGTAAAATGATGTTGTAACATTAATTTCCACTTCTTTTTAGGTGACTTTTTCCATGAACCAAATATAACAGCAACATCACATTCCTCATATCCTTCAGATTTTATGCAATTGCCACCAATTGAGTGTGCAAAGTCCATTAATATCTCTCTTTGATAATGCAATGGTGTAGATTT